GAGAATAAATCTCGGATTTCTTTGAAGTTAAACTTCTGATTAGCTTGCGCTTGTAGCTGTAGAAGCTAAACGGAAACCAACGTTAGTTACTGTAGCACCAGAAAGGTCATAACCATTAACTGTACCTAAAGCACGAACTTGTGCTTGTAGTGTAGCTGCTGTATATGCGCCAACTGGATAAACTGCAACAGACATGTTTGTAACGTTTGCTGTAGCTGCAACAGAGTACATCATAACTGTAGATAATTGTTCGATAGAAACTAAAACTTGTGCAACCATCTCGTCAACACCTAATTGTGTTGTAGGAGCAGCGCCTAAGTCAAAACCGAAGAAGTCCATTGCTGGACCGATAAAGTTAGTAGTTGTACCGTCTGCTGCTGTTGTAGAAGCTACTGGACCATTTTGTGTGTCAATTGCAAATACCGGTTGTGCATCACCGTGTGTTCTTGTAAATCCTGCCATGATAATTTTCCTTTAAATTTTTGAGTCTCATATAGATACTCATGCATTTATTTATGCTTGATAGAAAAAAATCCAGGATTTGGGCTTATCTTCCGGCTAAATTTTGACGGCTAAAACCCATTCTATCTATAAATTTAAGTCCATTACTGACAAAACCTTCTTGAGTTTGTGTACCATTATCTAGGTAACCCTTGACAGGGCTTGATTCTGCGGCTTTATTTAGTTGGTCTACTATAGCCATTTTTAGTTGATATAAGCTGACCCATATAGTAAATGCACCAATTAGTCCTTCTTTGTTCGCTTCTAAATGTTGTGTCAACTTAGTTCGCATAACATCTGTCATTGGACGACTATTAAAGTATTCCATAAATCCATCTACTAGATTATTCAAATCACCTGCAACAATCTTTTTATTGATGTAAGTTGTAAATAGTCCTCTAAAAGTAGTAGCTGCCTGCGGTGCAGTAGTCAATAATTTATCCACTGCAGGACCATACTTATTAATATTGGATTGTGCCTGATTGACTAGTTTACTGCTTATCTTTAATTTGGGAGTAATAGGCATCTTAGCAGGAACAATAGCTACATTGCTATTGTTTTTTAAAGAACCAATACCACCGTCTAATGGTGTAGCTTCATCTGTTGTAGCGGCGTTTGGAGGAATAAATTGATGCACTACAATAGCAGCTTGTTTACCTTTAAACAATTGCCCCACTTCACTGTTGGCTTCAACTGTATATGCAATGCCATTAGGGTTAGCTTTGAATTTGTACATACCGTTTTGATCTTGCAGTGGCTGACTGAACAGTAGATCACCCCAGTAGTAACCTTTTCCATTATCTGCTTTTTCTAACCCTGGCCAAATTTCAGCAATTAACTGATGTAAACCTGAACGGTCAACCCCGCGGGCTTGGTCGTATTGAACAAATTGCTCGGGACTGAATACTTGGCGACCAGATAAGTCTTTCTTATTGAACATGTGCTTGTCCATAATACTGAACTTACCGTTTGTTCCACGACCAAAAATTAATGCAGGATATCCATCCCATTTGATTGTAACTGTTGCTGGATTTTTAACTGTATCCACTGACGCTTGTACAGCACGATTTGCTCCTTGTGCACCGTCTAAAAATATCAAATCTTCAGGATGGTCTAAATGCCCTTTAGCTTCTGTAATGGATAATTTATCAATTTTAGACTTTAATATTGCTAGGGATTCAGATAGGCTCATTTTTACTGTTCTTTTTTAGTGACTTGGCAAATCTACTCTGATCCTTACTTTTGATAGCACTTAATAGTTTGCGCTCTAGAATCTCAGCCTGCGCAGGGGTATAATGTTTGTTAATCATTTCTAGTAAATTAATAGCACTGGTAATGATATTATGGCCACGGCTTTCAATAATGTGAGTGGTATCACGATTATTACCAATGGATTCTAGTTCTTCCAAAAGGCTGCGAGTTTGTTTTTGCATGATATAGTATTTATTCTTATTTCTTCAAACCGTTGAGTAAACTTCTTAGTTTTGATCCTTGCACATCCACTACAACTTTCTTGTTCAGTGGTTCTAACACCTCCCCAGTAGCTTGGTCAATGATAGGTTCTGTAGAAACTAGTGTAGATTGTGCTTTTACTTGATTCATAATATCCGTTGGACTAGGGGCAGGCCTATATTTTGCTTGCTGATCTGCATATCCATCAGGATCACTGTCACTAATACGCATTGTTTCAATGTCGTAGTCTAAGTCAATCTTCATGCCTACGCCAGTAGAACTACGTGACTTCATACACTGAATCTGATACTTACCGCGCTCACGCATACTACGACTTGTAAAGATACCAAACACGTTATCTGCTGTGTTAATTTTACTAATACCACCTGCAATGTGACTATGATCGAATTCGATTTCATCAACTGCACTACGATTTAATTGCGAAGCAGTTACCAACAATATACCCATCTCTTTTGCTAAGTTACGTAATTCTTCTGCTACATATTTGTCTTTAATGAACTGGTCATTAGGATTAACTTTTACAGAAACAGGCATAACCAAATCTAAGTAGTCAACCATTACAAAGTCAATTTTAATACCTGTTTGAATTTGCACTTCTTTCAAGTAAGCACGAATATCATTTACATTTGATTGTGCAGGCAATCCCTTAACACGATACTTACCTGAACGTTTTCCCACCATCTTAACCTTAAGATCGGTTGTATCGATGTCTTTACGAATTGACTTTGTACCCATTTGTGTCAACATAGCATCAGTACGCAATGATGTAAGTTCCTCACTCAGTTCTAGTGTGATATAGACACCGCTCATGCCGGCTTGCAACCAGTTTAGTGCAATGTTCATCATAACAAGAGATTTACCAGAACCAGAACCACCTGCAAAGATGTTGAGTTCACCTCGACTCATACCACCATACAAGATACGATCCATCTGTGGCCAGCCTGTACTAACTTGTCCGCCTGCATTGAAGTATTTGTTGATACGTGCTTTAGGGTCAAAGAAGTAATCTGTACCCATGTCTCGTTGCAAACTAATCTGTACTGCATCTTTGATTAGTTTCTCAACAGGGCTAAAGTCACCTTTCTCTAAAAGATCGGCAGCTTTAAGAATAGCACGTTCTAATTCTTGCCGTTTTGTGAATGCTTCAAATGCGTCAAAGAACCATTCATTGTGCCCTTCATTTAAGTCAGGGATAGGTTCAATCTCTACCCCTGTCATTGCTTTAATCTGAGTTACATCAGGCAAAACTTTATATCTGTCAGTGTGTTCTTTGAACATATCTGCGACCGGCCGCAAACTCTTATCAAAATTTTCACTGTTCATAATGTTCATAACCCGAGTATATAACTCAGCGTTAGTCATCATCATTCTTAAAAAAAGCTTTTGTACATCTGGATTGTAATCAATTTGCTTTTTAGAATCCGTTTTGTTTACCAATTTTTTTCCTTCGCATTTCTATTTTAATTTTACTCATTGTAGCAGATTGTAATATACTAAGTAAAGTAGCCAATCTACCATATTTGACAATAGCATCGTTGACATCTTTTACATCACTGTCCCAATATGGTATGCTTACACTATATCCTAATTGAATTGCCCTCTCGCAGGAATCAAATCCTGTTTTATCACGATCTGGAACAAAAATGATTTGTCTGTTAAGTTGTGATAATAGTTCTGCTTGGTCATCATTAATCGTATTATGAGTTAAAGCACAAGCACCTAGACTCAATGCATCAAAGATGCCTTCAACTAGTATGCAAACACTTTGATTAGGTTGTTGAAAATCATAACCAAATACATAACCGGGCTGTTGTTCGTTGATATATTTCGGAATCTTGTTATCTAAGAACCTACTAGTATGACCAACAATCTTATTTTTGTATGTATAGGGTATGATGATGCGATTTCCCATGCGACCTGATTCGTTGGGAGTGACCATGAAGGGATATTCACTACTACTTATACCCCTCGCCTCTAGATAGTCTACATATACTTTGTGTAGGGGGTTATTTTTATCAAGTAGTTCTGCATCTTCAGGTAATTTGTGTTCATCAAACTTGATCTTAAGTTTTTTCTTAGGCTGAGTGAAGTCTAATATATCTTTTTGTTGTAAACTTTCTAAACTCCACCTGCTAACTTGAGTATCGTCAACCCCACACCAAGTTAATAATTGCCTTGCATTCTTTGTTAAACTTTTACCTAAACTGAAACCACACTTGAACCCACAATTAAAACAATGGTATGACCAATTTGTTTGCCCGTCAAATTTTATACCGCCTCTACTTCTAGTATCGGTTTTATGACCACGATGGCTACAACATACAGCATTAAAACTGTGCCATTGACCTTGAGTGAGTTTTTTCTTACCGGGAATTATTGACAGGATATCAAACATTTAGATAGTATAACACAAATGTGTCACACAATCAATACTTATCTTGCTAATATATTGGTTACTGCGCCCGCATTGCTTACAAAGCCAACACGAATAAATGGGTGGAATCCATTTATATTATAATAGAATGTATCTGTTGTTTCAGTATAATTATATATTGTACTAATCGGATACCAATCGGTATTACCAATGGTAGAACCTTCAATCAATACATTACCATAGAAGTCGGTATATGTGGCTTGTAGTGTTAAGGTAGGATTATCACTTGTGGTATACACACTAGTGTAATAAGCTACCGAGTTAGAATCGGGAACATATTCGCCGTCAGGTGAATACCAATTTGGATTAGGATATGCTTGACCGGTAGGAATAGTTATTTCATTACTAGGAACAAAACTAGGTAATATGCTATTAACAATATTCATATCGCCCCGTCCACCTGCATTTTGATCTACAAATACAGGATAATCAAATGATCCTACGGGAATTTCTAATGTATAGTAACATTTTTGTGCTTGAATTTCTTCTAATTCTCCGGGATCTAACATTAATGCAGCAATACCCGTCGCACCTAATTGAATAGTAAGTGCTTTTCTAATAAGGACCGTAGTTCCCGTAGCATTTAATATTCTACAAGAAATTTCTTTACCTGTGATATTAACAGGTTTTTGTTCCTGATTTAAGAATTGAAATTGAATTTGATTGTCTACACCTTTGTGTAGTGTAAGTGGCTTGGCATACTGGGGCATATAACTCCTAGGGGAATTTCCTGATAAAAGAATAACGATTTGACGTTGGGTATAAACGAATACTTGAGTTGAATACATAACGATATTTATCAAAATATATTACCAACTCACCCGATGATAAATATTTCGGTCACAAGAATAATAATGATACATAACGATTTTTTCAAAAAATTAACCGAGAATCATCCTTTTATTACTGTTTGTTCCTATGCTAATCAAGATTATGTAGGTATTGTTCAGAATAGAGATGATGTTGTCACCACTATATACGATTATGGAGCTATAATTGATCCTGTAATTAAAGAAAAATTTCTAGAATTGGGTGATATTTGGTGGTGGGAATCTAACAGAATGATTCCTATTAATTTATTTCTGAAAGAGGAATGGATATTATTTAAGCCCTTTATAAGGACTTTTTATAACAAAAACCTAACTATCGTGCACGGTCCTGCATGTAGTATCAGTGAGTTACACAAACGCAGAACAAAACGCCGTAGTATTACACTTGTGAAGAGGATACCGTAAGTAAATTCATATGCACTACAACTAATTGGGCATAACCTATTGCATGAGCTTTCTTGAATGCATACCCATCATCTCCCTTGTCCCAAATAGTTTTACTCACCTCACTCCAACTCTTACCTATTAGATGCTTCTTAGCAGGGCGAATCAATGCTAAAAACATTGCTAGTCTAGGAATACTATTAATAGGCTCCGGCATCTTTTGAATACTCTGATAATGATTTGACAAGTGAATTAATTTCTCAACAAACACTCTATCATTTAATTTACTCCAATCTGGTTCACCCATTAATTCAATCAAATGTTTTTCATCACGTACTTGATTGTACACATGGACATTCAGTAAGTCTAGCTTAAAGTATCCACGCTTCTCTGCATTTTCATAATGCAATGCCGACATATTATTGACTGGATCATATGGAATATCAGTCACATAAACACCTGTATTATGCCTACGTATAGGTGTGATATTACGCATTGCCGCTGGCACATGCTGAATGAACTTTAATAAATCATCACGATTACTAAAGTCAATGTCTACGTCTGAATCAATTCTCATCGTGGGGGTGCTACCAATCCTGCTTTAATTAACTTAGTATAAGCTTTTTGCACAACAATAGCTTGTCTTTCGGCATCTTCTACCGCTTTGTGACTTGTAACATGTCCGCCATCTTTGAGACTAACTCCCGAAATATCGAACAATGTTCGTGTATCTCTGATATCCCAAAAGTTCCATGGTGTATTCTTACCAAACTGTCGCCATGCATGATCCATTACTACCACGTCAAACGATGCACCATTACTCCATGCACACTTGCCACGATTCCAACAAAACTTGTACAATTGATTCATTGCTTCTTCAAATGATACACGATCTTTATCGCCCATAGCTTCTTCAATTGCTTCAGGTGATTGCTTACCCCACCACTCCATAGTTGCATCGTTTATACTACGATTATAAATCTCTGTTTGGTCTTCAATTGTAGGTCTAATTTCAATCTTGTCAATAATACCTTGACCTTTAGGGTCAAACAATACTGCACCTATAGTAAGAATCACACAATCAGGGGAGGTGTCAAGTGATTCAATGTCAATCATTATATCCATATTATGCCTGTAATGTTTTCCAAATATATTTCTTCTCTAAGTAGTCTTGCAACATTAATGCCTCTGATTCGCTATGGAATGCTACCCCTCTAATCTCATACATGTCTTCTAGGTATCTAGCGTAATTACCATTGATATCTCGGTTCCAAGTAGTCCTATTAATCCACATAATATCAACTTCATCATTAAAGAGTAATATACTAATACCGACTTCATTACTACCTATGTCTTTAAATAAAACATCAAGTAATTTTTTCTTTGTATCAAACTGGTTAATGTTCTTCCACTTAGGCCATGATAACATAAATTTATTATCTTGTAAAGATGTTATAGAAAATAATTGGTTCATTGGAATTTTAATAAAAATATTAGGTACTTCTTTTCGTCTACTATCTTATAACCATCTGTTATGTTGCCACCAACAATGTTCATCTTTACACCGTACTGTCCTTCAAGGTAATCTTCAAAATCATATGCATCGAATTCGGTGTACTTGTTTTGTTCTTGGTATTCTCTACGCACAAGTTTTAATGCCGCCCAATAGTCCCGGCGTTTTTTACGATGTTCTATATTAGGATCATCGTCATCGTAATCTTGTATGTGCGGTATAGTTGCCATTATTTCATATTCATTAAAAACTTAACTTACACAATATTACATCACGCTCATACCTGAATTTAAGTTGTATGAGTCCTCTACTGATACGCCATCTAGCATGACGCTCACAGTTGTCTATTCTATTATACAGCCATTCCAATATATTATCGTATTTTTCGGTCATGTTCATACTAACATGTATTTCATGTTCGTGCCAACCCGGATCAGTTTCTTCCCAACCACGATCAGTGTCAAAGTTTTGAACTCTCATCCCCACCTCAACATAAAATAACTTGCATTGCTATCATTATAAAAAGTGAAAACTGTTTGTTTTGGGATTTCCCCAATCATTTCATCCCATTTACTTTGGTGGTATTCAAAATCAAAATCTTTGCCCAACACCCATCCTTTTTGTTTAAGT